AACAAACACATCTAAGCCGACATTTATTTGATAAGACCCATCAACGCCCGCACCGCCATTGCCTGTATCAGAAGCGTTGGCTGTAACAGTTGCGCCACTCGTGTCTTTTGCTGTAATCGTGTAACTGTTTGTGTCAACGATAGTGGCTATTTCGTATTCTTGATTTAATACTTCAGCTGTTACGTTGCCGCCCAAGGATACAGCGCCAGATATGGTGACAAAGTCTCCCTTAGCTGCGCCATGGCTTGAATCTGTAACCGTAAGCGTAGAAGAGCCATTTACAGCAGCAAACGTAATGCTGTTTGTAGATGTTTTTCTTATGGGGGTGATATCGTCGTAGCCAGCGCCCTCCTGTATGTACAGCTTGGTGCGAGTTCCTAGAGCAAGTAGTTTCGTACCATCAAGCGCAACCCAACCCAGAAGCTTTCTGCCTGTGCCGTTGTACGTTTCAGTAATGTACTTTTCCCAACCTCCTATTTTTTCAGGGAGTCCTTTTCGGAAGCGCACCAAGTTGCCGTCAAACCACCCGCCTTCTGCTGTGTAGTCAGTGCCTTCTTTGTTGATGCCAGGGTTAAAGATAAACTTTTGCAAAGCCATTACTGATACTCCCCTGTGCGGATCATCTCAGTCACCTCAACAGCACGGTTGCCTACTTGCTGACTCCAACGCGAGTCCATGAACTCATCTGCTGCAATATCAAACTGTTCACGAGACATCGCCTCTAAAGCATTAACAAATCCTCGCAATCGTGTAAGGCCAAGGTTGAAACAGATGTCAATCATTGCATCTTGTCGCGCTTCGTTGAGCGCAGGGAACCAGAAGTATGCGTCCGTAAGCTCTTGCTTGACACGAGTAATGTCGTTTATCAGCAAGAAGTCTATTTCGTCTTCGGTTAGTCCAAGACCGGATTCGCTGATATTGCGCCCAACGCCCAAAGTTTCATAACCAGCGGAGCATAGGTACACATGGCTACGCACACCCTCGTGACGTTTCAACATTTCAATTAGTTCATTAGCCATTACTTCTCCCTGCTCACGCCTCTGGTCTTCTCGTAGCTCCTCATAGCGCCCAAACCTAACATCGCGGTCATAGTAGTCATCAGCAGCGACGGGTCTATCTCTGGAACTTCTACCCAGATACCTGCGATGGGTGCAATCAATACATGATACAGAAGACCCAGACTACAGCACCAACCGATGCTAGGACGCCACCCGGCAACGAATAGAGACTTGTGAGCGGCTTCGACCTTGTTGATTTCCATCTGCCCTTTGGCAAGTTCAGCGGCATGGCGTTCTGCTAACGTACTCAACTCAAAGGCGATACGATTCTTCTCGTCTTTGTCCTCAATTACCTTGTCTAATAACTGAGTAGCTGGGCCTATGATTGATCCAAGTATGCTCATTACGCCACCTTAAACACGGCATTAAAGCAACGGGGGCACAGCGTTTTCGCCTTGTGGTGTATAAAGTGCATTACATGTCCCTTCTTATTGCATCGCTGGCAGCGTATTTCAGTTCTTTTGTCATCGCTCACCGACCCTTCGCCATGTACGCTGTAGCACCAAAGTATAGCCCTACAATGCTTGCCTGACTAAGAAACAGCATGTCGCTCAAGGAAGCCAAAGTGGACAAGCGAGACTCAGGAATGAAGGGCAAAAGTGGTAGTAAAGCGAAAACCACCATACTGCTAAGACTAACCCAAGCCATTCTTCGTTGACTGTCTGCTTTCTCTTCACGCAGTTCGATCTCAACAAGCTCTTGATTTCTTGCAAGTTCTTCATCGCTCACGACCCCATCTCCATCTAGGTCGTATTGAGCATACCGCGATTTAGGCTCTAATTTCTTAGGACTCATCAATCTTCATCCTTTCTAGCGGGATCACGAAACAGTATCTTGGTGCCTGCTTCAGAGGTGGGTATTTCCCTTACACGGCAGTAAGTTTTGAAGTAGCTATTGTTACTGAGTAGCTCGTTTATCTTGCCTACAGACTGCGCGTTAAGCGCCTTGGAATACTCCAAGCACGACGTTAATTCCCGGAAGTACAACTCCTCACCCGTGGGCTGCCCACGCTCAAGAACAATCAACACAAAAATCATCATGGTCATGCGCGTATGTCCAATGAAAACTGATCTTCAACCTTCACAATAGTAGAAAGAACTTGGCCATTTTTATAGTAGTAATAAGTCTGGCTGTATTCCGTCAACGCTTCTACTTTATCGGTGCGAGTGCGACTGATCTGATCTAAACGCAGAAGCCTGTGTATTTTGTCCTTGACCACCACCTCTGATGGTGCGTTGACGCTGTTGGGAAATACTGGTGGGACATCCATCACAGCCTCCGCTTCTGCTGCACAGCCTGCACCTTCACGGACTTAGGTTTCACCAAGTCCCAAGTAAGCAGTTCTACATCAAGTTGGTGTGCTGTGCCTAATACACGCGGCATCGTATTCTGTATGTAGATCTGTGCGCCGTACCCGCACTGGCGGTGGTTATATCGTAACCATGCCAATGCAAGGCAGTGACGGTATGCAGGAGGATCGACTAGCTCTAACATTCGCCACTCCCGCAAATCGCAAAACAGATTCGGGCTGGCGGGGTTGTACTCTAGTTCTGATTCTTTAGCATAATTTCTATTAATTGCTGAAGTTTTTGATCTGATGCTTTGGCTGTCTCGCTCTGTTCCGCCAATGAATCGACGATAGCCTCGATCTTTGTCGCATTGACTGCTGCGAGTTTTCCCGTGGCTTGGGCCTCTTGTACGGTTTTCTCAACGACAGCTTCAATACGAGCTACTTCGTCCTGTGTAGCCTGTGCTTGTGCTTGACTAGCACCCCATACAACGGCACCCGAAAGTACAGCTAAAAATGCTGGCAAGGCCCATGTTGGGACTCGGATTCCTTCATCTGACATATCAACCTCCTAAAAACTGTGGCACTAAAATGCTCACTACAATCAAACCAATTATCCACCACAGCCTATTGGATACGGTGTCCATCTTCGCTTCAAGCTCATCAAACCGCTTAGACCCACTTGCAAGACGTTCCTCAATCCGCAGGTAACGCTGCTCACACACTTGCTCGTGAGTAGAGATCTGGTTCAATGCCTTATCACCTTTATCCAAGCCCCATTCCTCTGCCATCGCTAGATAGCACATCGTTATTCTTTTGCTTTACCAACGTTGAGTGCCAAGGCTTCTATTACGGGATACACATATTTTGATAGGAAGGCGTCATCTTTTGGGGTTGGCGTAACGGCGCACACAGCAGATGCAACGACTGACAATGTGGTTAAGGTAGTCACGATTTCAAACAAACTCATTAGTGTTCCTTAAAGCCTTCGGGCAGACCTTGTGCCGTCTCAGGCTCTTCAACAGGCTGTACACCTTCAACGATGCTCTGGGTGTAGGCTTGAAGGAGTACATTGTTTTCTGAGAGACGTTGCTGAAGTCTTGCAATTTCACTACGAATTTCTGCAACTCTGGCAATGTGAGCCTGAGTCTCGACCTTTAGATCACCAAAACTGTATTCTTCGTCGTTAATTACGATTTTCTGTACTTCGCTCATTACCACGGTACTCCTGTAGCTTGTGTTGCTGCACGATCAATCTGCGCTTGAACCTTCTCAGTACGCTCCGCTTCAATGCGAGCTTTGTACTCATCAGCGGTTTCGTCGCCTTCTTTGTTAGCTTCCCAGATCCAGCCCAGTACGTCGCTTTCTTTGAGGTCAGCATAGGCAATGTAATCGCTTGCAGACGCATCGTAGGTGAAGCGAGCTTTGCCGCCTTCTGTTGCAGTTTCGCCACCTTCGCCATCGCTCACTGCGACTAGGCTCCAGTAAGCCAGAATGACGCCACCATCTGCGTCTACATGGGTCATGTTGTTAACTGACCAAGTGGTGTTGATAGCCATGCTATTCTCCTTTTAATGCCGCTATTTCAGTTTTCAGTTCTTCAATTTGTTCTTGTTGCTCTTGAATTGCTTTGATGCACAAAGAAACCATATGTCCGTATGCCAAAGCGTCTGGCTCGTCATCGCCGTTGTATTGAACAAATTCTGTTAGACCAGCTTCATGCACTTCTTCTGCGATTAAACCGCCAAATAAACGATCACCATCGTTATTACCTTTGTACGTTACTGGTCGCAGGGTAAGTAATTCAGTCAAACCATGACTTGCGTCGGTAATAGTATTTTTATAGCGGCGGCTTGAGGTGCTACGCCGTACTAGACCATCAGAAGTTCTAATGTTCATATTGGCGGCGTCGGAGGTGGTATCGTTTCTTGCTACTGCAAAAATAGGCTGACCAGCGGATGTTAATTTGAAACCTTCCGTTAAAGTTCCGCTATTGCCTACATAAAATCTCATTGCAGCGGTGTTATCTGCACCATCTCGGATTGTGTCTATTGTTCCTATTTCGGTGCCAGCACAATACATACGAATTGCATTTACTGTGCTGTTACTGCTTCTGTCACCGTTAAGTTCAAGGCAAGCAATTGAGTCTGTGCTTATTCCATTGATACAAAAACCAACATCGCTCCCCACGTATGTGCCGTTCATACTTAAATTTTGGTCTTGCGAGTCGTAAAGTAAGCCGTTTGAGTTTGAGCCAGACTCAACGCGGAAGTCTAAGTTATTTACACCACCGTCGTTAAAAGCAGTGCCAACATGATTCATCGTAAAGATATTTCGGTAGGAGCCATCTACCATCATAGCGTAAGTGGTAATACCGTCTTCGCCGCCAGAGGTTACGTTGCCGGACTCAACCTTGAATCCCGCGAACTGCTCCGCATTTCCAGCAGAGTCTTTTCCTACGAAAAGCAACTCGCCAACAACATCATCATTAGCTTGACTAGCAGATGATTTGTCAAAAACCAGACGCGGCCCATCAGCACCAGCATTTGTATTTCTTATTCTGACAGTAGTTTTGGAATCTGAACTCAATACCTCTAAGTGGTCGGCTGATTCAGCAGTGGTGCCGCCTATACAAACTACATCATTTCCAGCATCAACAAAGATAATATTAGCGTTGTTTTCACTTTCAACACGCAGATTTTGGTCGTTGTCATTCTGGTTAATAATGATCTCGTCAAAGTTCAGACGCATCTTTTCATCTAAACCAGAACCATTGTTGGTAAAAAAGAGCATTAGTCCGTTGTCGTTATCTGAACTACCTGCGTGATGTCCGCTGATTTGAGCATTTACAACATCTTCGCCACCAGACCTATGACCTGAGAATCTAAGGCTTGTTTCACGCCCTGTGTCAGTGTCTTCGTTGTCGTTGTTAATCATCTCAAAGATGGGAGATGTGCCAGCTTCCCCATTGAAAGTCAGGTTGTTGGCTATACGGAACCTTTCACTACCGACAGATGCATCTGAGCTACTGACAGTAAACTGAAAGATTCCTGCCGTAGACGTATCAGCGCCATAGGCTCGTAGTTGAGAAATAGCAGTGGTGTCCTGACCAATCTTTAGTCGTGACGCACCGTGAGTTGTGTTTTGTCCAGTGAAGGTTGCTGCACCTCCCACTGTTAACATAGTCCCTGTGTCAGTCGTACCAGTACCAATAGCGACTCTATTGGTTGATCCTTCGACAAACAACATATTAGCGTTGCCATCAGACTCAACGCGGAAGTCAACATCTGCGTGACTCTCGTTAAATACCACTTCGTCACTAGCAGCCGCTTGGATTTTTATTGACCTAGTGCCATTGATGAACAGTGTTCCCGTGTTTTGCACACCAGAAGTCGTATCTACCGTGAAATCCACTAAAGAGTTTGCGCCGTTCGTAAAAACTAAAGTTCCGCAATCTGCACCATTAGAAGCGGTAGTCCCAATGTTTAGTCTGCCTCTATTAGCTGTACCAATAATACCTACATAGGTTCTTGCGGCAGTGCCATCATTTGTAACGTCACCGTCAGCAACACCTATTCCAACAGAGCCTTTTTGATTAATTCGCATACGCTCGGTTGGACTATTAGAGCCATCCGCTGTTGTCAAAAAGCTCAAGCGCCCCGGCATATCGTTTGCGCCCGGAGTGCCATCTACATTACCTCTGATAGCAGCACCAAAGTTTGCAAGGTCAGTACCGTCTGACCCTAAAAAGTTAATAGCCCCCATGATGTCGCCATCCTGTAGGACAGTCTGCGTACCTATCGTACCGCTTCGGCTATGACCTAAAGAAAGGGCTGCACCGTCTGATCCGTTTCGGAACGTGGTAGCGGAAATTAAGCTGAAGTTGGTATCGTAAACCTGTAGTTCATGCGCCTCACCAGCCGACGAAATACTGGCAGAGTGTCCTATTACAGAATGTCCGTCGCCAATAACTTTTAGGTAAGTTTTTGAGTTGTCAAAGTTCCTAACGCTGAACGACTCATCACTTGAGTTACTACCACCACGAACCGAAAGGCCATAGTTTCTTCCAGCCGTAGCTTCGTTATTACGCACAAACAAAGCATAGGCATCGTCTGCAACACCGTCTGCTGGGTCAATTGTTACTGCGCCACCAACAGCCAAAGTGCTTGCCATATCAACAGCACCATCAATGTCCACGACATCTAGGTTAGTGGTGCCATCAACATCCAAATCGCCATTGAAATCAGCGTTTCCTGCAAGCGTTAGTGTAGACGCCATATCAACAGCACCATCAATGTCCACGACATCTAGGTTAGTAGTTCCGTCTACGTCTAAGTCGCCATTGAAATCAGCGTTTCCTGCAAGCGTGAGTGTAGATGCCATATCCACAGCACCATCAATGTCCACAACATCTAAGTTGGTGGTGCCATCGACATCCAAATCCCCATTCAGATCGGCATTGCCCGTCAGGGTAAACGCGCCACTTACCGTCAGATCATCAGTGATCGTCAGATCGTCTTCGACAGTAAGGTCAACGACGTTGAGGTGAGCAAACGCATCAACCATCGCTGCGCCAGAGCCAGCACCATCTGAATATATGGCCTTCGTCTGGCCATTCGGGACTGTGACAGTCGCCCCACTGCCCTGCTTGATAATAATGTTCTGTGAGCCGCTGGTGGCATTTTCTATGAGCCAGAGCTTACTAACAGTATTCGGGCCGATAGTGATGGTGCAAGCAGAGTCTAAAGTGCCAGTGTACTTGAGGAAAAGACTACGACCAGGATCAGTAGAACCATCAGCAATTGTAGTGGTGTGGGTGTCCGCATTGGTAGTAATAGCCTCCGTGCCGAACGAAAATGCTTCAGCAATTAGCTCGAGGTTAGTATTTGTACTCGTGCCCCATGTACCTGCCTCATCTCCAGTGGCGATCTCTTTGAGCCGTAAATCGTTTACATAAGTTGCCATATTAAGCTACCTCTTCCCAATTCGGTGTCTGGCTGTCATCAACATTTGACCAGCTTGGTGTTTGACTGTCATTAATATTTTGCCAATTTGAGTCTTGGCTCGGAATAATTGGCCCCCAAACCAGTGCGCCGCCAACCAACCCAGTAGCAGACACACTTGGAGGAACAACATCAGCCGCTGCAGTCGTAGTGACAGATCCAACCGCTGATGTACCTTCAACGCCTGTAACGCTGACGTT